GATGTAGAGGTAGACGTAGGCTTCAAAATTTACACAAAACAAAGGCTTCGGTTAGCGCACGTTGACACGCCGGAAAGAAGCGAAGCAAATTACACAACAGCAAAAGAGTTTGTAAAAAATGCAGTGCTGAACAAAGAAGTCAGAATAAAAACATCAAAGCCTAGTAAATGGGGTTATTTTCTGGCAGAAATTTACATCAACAACGAAAGTTTGGCCGACATGTTGATCAGTCAAAATCTGGCAAAGAAGTATGAAGGTGGGACGAAATGAAAAGTATGATTCGTGGGATGCAAAATTATCGCCAAGCAGTTAGCGTTTGGAAGCAAGAATTGCCTAAAGAATGTGCCAACAAAGTTTTCGAAGAGTTGAAGGAACAGACCGCGGTTTTGTTGGATAAACGGGCTGAGGCATGGTTCAGTGAAAACAAACTCATTCACGCAGGCGCAGCGCAAAAACTAGCAGATCAATTAAGGAGCAAATAATCATGTCAGTGAATAGTGATAACTTGCATAGCGTTGAAATTATCTTGAGAGGGCTTTATCCAATGGGCGAAGAAGAGCAGGTGAGGCTCAAAGTTTCTGGTGATGGATCGCTTGAATACTTTGTCGACACAATGAAGGCGGCATTGTTGGCATTCGGGTTCGCACCTCAAACAGTGTCAAAAATTGGGTTCGTTGGGGAGGCAAGCGAAGAATGAGTTCCTGTGTGTTTTTTTCTTTGGTATGCCTGCTCGCAGGCGTTTTGATTGGCGTTGCGGTCATGTGTTTAATGAGCGTCAACAATGACGAGCAAGACTGAGTGCAATCAGTGCAGCAAGCCCCGATCGGTGGGGCTTGTTGATGGGCGTCAGGTGTGTAGTTATTGCGACGCCTGGCGCAATGAATGCGAGGCCAGACAGTTGCTCAAAATGCCGCTTGATGCCAGGAGGCACCAGCTGATGCAGATCGAAGAAAAGAGGGGAAAAGAGGCAACAAACCCGTTGCGTGAAACAATGATGGCATTATGGCAAAAAAAAGACCGACTCAATGAGCCGGCCTAAATCCACAGAATGAGTCGTAATTATACAGAAGGTGAATTGATGAAAACAATTTTAGCAATAGTTTGTTTTTTTGTTGCAAATGAAGTTCAGGCGTTTGCAGGTGATTATCAGTGCAAGGTGGATAGTCGAGGCGTGGTGGTGTGCTATCCAAAGCCCAGGGGGTTTTGATGTCGAATCCTGCCGACAAAATTGAGAAGTGGAAAATCGATAAGCTGATTCCGTATGCGAAAAACTCGCGCACGCACAGTGATGAGCAAGTAGCGCAGATCGCGGCCAGCATCAAAGAATGGGGCTGGACAACGCCTGTGTTAGTG